AAAAATATCAATTACCTTTTTGTATTATTAGGCCATATTCAGTCACAGGAATTGGCGAACAAAAACAACATCTTATCCCAACACTTATAAGAAGTTGTTTAAAAGGAGAACTTATTGATTTTGTGCCAAATTCTGTCCATGATTATATTGATATAGAAGATGTTGTAGATGGAATTATTAACTTATCGGAAAATCAGGCAGGTGGGGTGTATGAACTTGGGAATGGCAGAGGATATACCAATCAGGAAGTTTTGGAAATAGTTGAAAAAGCAACTGACAAAAAAGCAAAAATAAACATAGTCGATCACTTGCGGGATTATGATACTCAGGACTGGATTTGCAGGAATTTCAGAGCCAGAAGTTATGGATGGTCGCCAAAAAAGTCGCTTGAGCAAAGTATAAAGGAGATGTATGAAGCCTATATCAAAACTTGAACAACGAGTTCTTGAAATAAGTTATAAACATGGTTTATCACATATCTCATCTTGTTTAACGTCTTTAAATTTAATTGATAGTATTTATCTTTCTAAAAAAGAAGACGAACCTTTTATTTTAGCCAATGGTCATGCTGGAATAGCTTTATATGTAATATTGGAAAAGAATTATAAAATAGATGCTGAAAAATTATTCTTAAAACATGGAGTTCACCCTAATAGAGATAAAAAAGATAAAATCGACTGTTCAACGGGAAGTCTTGGACAGGGACTTTCCATTGCAGTCGGTATGGCACTTGCAGATCGTAAAACAAATGTTTGGGCTTTAACTTCGGATGGTGATATGAATGAAGGTTCAAACTGGGAAGCATTACGGGTAGCAGGAGAACAAAGAATAGAAAATTTAAGAGTTATGTGTAATGCTAACGGGACTACAGCTTATGGAAAAAGTGATATTGAAATGTTAGATACCCGTATGCAGATGTTTTATCCATCACTTGTTGTGAAAACAAATTTATTTGAATGGCCTAGTTATTTGCAGGGAGTGGATGGACATTATCATATTTTAACAAAGGAGGAGTATGAGAAAAACATTCTTCCAGGAATTCTACCAGTTGATGAAAAATAATTCTGATATTTATGCCTTAACAGGTGATTTAGGTTATGGCGGGTTTGATAAAATACGGGATGAATTTCCTCATAGATTTTTCAATATAGGTGCTGCCGAACAAACTTTAATAGGAATAGCAATAGGTCTTGCTTTAAAAGGTAAAATCCCTTTTGTTTATTCAATAACTCCTTTTCTTCTTTGGCGACCAGCGGAAACCATTAGACTTTACTTAAACCATGAGAAAATAGCAGTTCATTTAATAGGTAGTGGCAGAGATAAAGATTATTCTATAGATGGTATTTCTCATGATTCAAGTGATGTAAGAGAACTTTTAAAAAGTTGGCCGAATATTAAACAATATTGGCCTGAAGAAGCCATAGAGATTCCTGCTATATTAGAAGAAATGGTTAAAGAAGGGAAACCGACATTTTTAAGTTTAAGAAGGTAATATGTTAAAAGCATTATTTTATCCAGATGTACCGTTTGATAGTCTTTTTATTCCTTATATTTATAAAGAGATTTATTTAGAAGGAGTTTATGTAGATATTTTTAATCAGAAAGAAGATATGGTTGTTATTGATGTAGGAGCAAATATCGGAATTGTTACCCAATATATGAGGGAATATTGTAAAAAACTGTATGCTATTGAACCTTCTTCGGAACATTTTGAAGCCCTTAAAAAAAATAAAGAATTTAATAAATGGGACAATGTAGAAATATTTAATTTAGCCATAGCCGATAAGGATGGTGAAATGACTTTAAATACTAATAAAAGTAACCGTACTTGTCATTCTTTAACACTTGATTATAAACAAGGGGGGGAAAAGGTAAAAACGCAAGCTTTCGATACTTTCTTTAAGGAAAATAATATAGAAAAAGTTGACTTTATGAAGTTTGATGTAGAAGGAGCTGAAGATTTAATTTTAAGAAGTGAAGGATTTAAAAAAGTAAAAGATAAAATCTCGGCAATTGAGGTTGAATTTCACTTTCCGACTTTTCCAGAACTTGTTAAATATATGCTTGAACTTGGTTTTGAAGCAAGAAGATATGATTCAAGTGCAATTATTGTTTTATTTACTCGATGAAGAAAAAATTTGGTAATTTAACAATAACCTATGAAAATGATAGATTTATTGATGAAGTATTAATAAATGGTGAATATGGTTTTTTGGACTATTATCCTATTGTAATTGATATAGGAGCTCATATTGGTACTTTCTCATTCTCAATGTTGGATAAAGCAGATATTATTTATGCTATTGAACCAGTAGAAGAAAATATGAACTGTTTAAGACAAACTATCGAGGATAATAATATTAAAAAGATTATACCTATACAAATGGCTATAAGTTATGGTTCTTGGGTTCAAAAGATGCAATTAGATATAAATGGTGGAGGTGGTTCTAAATTAACTGAAAGTGGAGATTATCCAGTTGATTGTCGAACTTTAAAAGATTTTATGGATTCACAAAAAATTGAATATGCTGATCTTATTAAAATGGATGTTGAAGGTTATGAAGGAAAGATTTTAAATACTCCATTTTTCCCAAAAGATAGAATTGGAACTATTATTGGAGAATTTCATGTAGGTGTACCTGAAGATGTGCAAGGTTTATTGGAATATATGGGTTTTAAGTATATTAATTTGCCAAATCGAAAATTTATAGCAAGAAAAAAATGAGAAAATGTGCTTGGACTGCTGTTGATGACAAATTATATTATGCAGAAGGAACGCATATTTTTATCAACTCTTTCCGCAAGTTTCATCCTGATATAGATTTAGTTGTTTTTAGACAAGATACAGTTGATAGACTTTTTAAAGAAAAGAAAATCAATTGGTATATGGCTAAACCATATTTTGCGGAATTACTTTTTGACTATGATCTTATCTGTAATATAGATGCCGATACGGTTATAACAGGACGTTTAACTGAAGTATTTGATAATATTGACTATGATATTGGCGGGGTTTGGAACTTTAATGATTATGAAAATGCCTCTTTTGAGAATATAACCGAAGAAATGTATGTCCAAGCAGGAATGATAGCTTCAACGAAGATGGAGTTTTGGAAGGAATGGCAGGAAGCAAATAAAGATGCCATGAAATATATTAGACGGGAGAATGATATTTTTAATTTAGTTATTTATAACAAATTGCCCCATTTAAAACTAAAGATATTCGATAAAGACAAAGACTATTATGGTTGTAAATCGTTAGGACGTGAACCAAAATTTTATATAGAAGACGATAAGTTAATGTGTATGGGGGAACAAATATTTGCTTATCATTTTGCCAGAGGCGGAGTATTTCCAAAGTTAGATTTTGATAATATGCCTTTAACTGATGAGGTAAAAGCGTGGCTTCATAAATTAAGTTATGGACAAACAATTAAATGTGTTAAAGCCATATAGTATTTTTACACCACCATTTGAAGTAACTTCAGGAGGAGTTAGAGTGATGTATGGGCTTTATGGTTGGTTATTGGCTAAGGGACAAATAGTCTATTTAAACTCTCAGTTTAACCATAGCGATTGTGTAGGTATTTATCCTGAAATACAATATGGGAATCCCGCTGAGGCTTTTACAGTTGTTAGATATATTTTAAATGAGCCGGGAGTAGTGCCTGCTATATATTCTGATGGGACGGTTAAGGAAGGACCAGTTAAATTTAATGATACTGATATACTTTATTATTTTTCACGACTATTTGGGGAAACGGATGAAAAGCATTATATGTTTTTACCTATTCTTAATATGCACCTTTTTAAAGATCAAAAGAAACGAAGAAATAAATGTTGTTATTACTTCGGTAAAGGGATTAAAGAACGGGGAGTAAAATCAGGTAAAATAACAATTCATCCTGAGAATGCTTTATCTATTACTAGAGAAATAGCTCAAGATCAACAGGCACTTGCCGATTTCTTAAATGAATGTGAAGTTATGTATTGTTATGATCCAGTATCAGCTATGCACGAAATTGCACGTTTATGTGGAGTAAGAATAATCCAGATACCTACTAAATATACCAAAGAACAATTTAGTGTTTATGAACCAGGTATGAATGGAATATCGTGGGGGGAAGATGAAGGAATTAAATTAAATGTTGACGATTTTAGATGGCATTATGAAAAATTAAAAGTAGCTTTTGAAGATCGTTTGGAGGAATTTATTGAAGAAACACAAGCCTATTAAAATTTTTACATTTCCAAGTCATATAACTAAACAACGTACTACAGGCGTAGATTTTGCTCGTATTATTCAACCAGCTAAATATCTTGCTAAACATCCTGATTTTTTAGTTACCGAATTTAATATCAATAAAAAGACAGATTGGCTTTGGGTAGCTAAAAATGTTGATATTATCTTTTTTAATTATCTTCATAATCCGTGGGGGTATGCCGCAATGGGGGCAATGGCAAGAAAACATGGAGTTAAACTTGTTTTAGATTTAGATGATTCTTTATGGGATATAGCAACTGATAATCCTGCATATAAAGTATTTCATTCTGGAAGTGAGGCTTTAATGAATTTTACTTGTATTTGTAATGATGTAGATTATATAACCACGACAAATTATTATTTAAGAAATGTTATCCACCATAATACACAAAAATATCATGACAGAATTAAATTACTTCCTAATTATGTTGATTTTGATTTGTATAACCATATTTCCCCTTTTAAAAATAATTATCAAATAACTTTACTTCATTATGGTTCAACAACCCATTTTTATGATTTAGCTTCTGAAGAGTTTGAAAAAGGCATAGATATGATTTTCAAAGAATATCCTAATGTAGTTTTAAAAACTGTTGGTGCTTTAATTGGCGAATATAAAAAGAAATGGGGGCAAAGATATTTTAATGATTTCGGGCATGAGGATATATATGAATGGATAAAAGGCAGATTTAGACAATTTATGGATGAGGCTGATATTTTAGTTATTCCTTTAAAAGATAATGTTTATAACCGCTGTAAGTCGGATATTAAGTTTTTAGAGGCTTCTACAGCTAAAAAGGCAGGAGTTTGGCAAAAGATAAGACAATATGAATATATACCAGAAGAATGTGGTTTATTGGCTAATACTGCTCAAGAATGGCATGACCAAATTAAGAAATTAATAGATAATGTTAAATTAAGAAAACAAATAGGAGAAAATGCCTATAAAATGGTTAAAGATTGTTCGACTATACAAGGAAATATAAATTACTATATTGACTTTTTCAAAAGTGTGGTAGAATAATCTTGCCAGACACGGAGAAACGTACGGTTTGATGGCACAACTTATAATGTTGTGTCTTTTTTTATGCCATTTAAATCAAAAAAACAAAGAGCTTTTATGTATGCAAAACATCCCAAAATTGCTAAACGTTGGTCAAAAAAATACGGAAGTAAGATAAAAAAGAAGAAATGACAGGACACGTAAACCAATTCGAAAATCCTTATTCGTTTGAAGCAAAGATTGCAAAATTACCTCATCTTTTATGGGGGCCGATGGATACTATTAATTGGTTTACCGGTGGTTCTCAACCAGCACAAAATGCTATTGCGCCTTATCCACAGGATGAACCTAATTTTACGACTTATACTTCTAATGCTTATAATGCTTTAACTCCTGAATCTCAAAGAGGATTTAATCCACGCGGTAATGCTCAAGGTGTTACAACTACTCCCGTCAACTGGCAAAATGCAGGACAGGTTCCTAATCCCAACAACCAGCCAACTACTCCAAATACCGAAGATATGCAGGATCAGTTAAGAAATGAAATATCTTCTGCTTGGGATGAATGGATAAGTGGAACAGAAAAAATTGGTAGTGAGTTTTTACCACAACAAAAAACAGCCCAGGAAGATATCGCAAAAAGTCAACTTGCTACTGGTCAAAAAACAATTAGTTCACAGAAAACTTCAAGCCTTCGAGATATTGCCTCAAATATCCGCAACGCTTTTCAGGCAGGTAATATTTATCTTGGTGCTAGAGGAGCAGGAGATTCTAGTGCTGCTAACCAATATTCTTTTGCTATTCAGCAACAGGCAGCAAAACAAACTGCACAATTAAATGAATTTGTTGATACTCAAATGAATAATCTTCAATCTCAACATGATCAGCAAATTGCTCAAATAGGTCTTTGGTTTAACCAAGCGCAACAGCAAATCAGGGAACAAATAAACAGTGGTAGATTAAGTAAAGCCCAAGAGATAAATAATCTTAGTATGGCTATTTTAAATAATGCTATGACAGCAGCAGCCCAAGTTAAAACAGATGCCACTACCCGATATAATGCCTTACTAGAATGGGCAGCTAATAATTCAACCAATATTCAACAATTAGGAGCAAATATTAGAGGTATTCCACAAGTTATGGGGCAAATGCAAACAGATTCAAGTGGTAATATATCCCAACAGCCAATTACAGGTATTTCGGATATTTGGAAGAAATCTACTTAAATAAATGGATGGCATCACTACGAGATCTCGCAAAAAAATTAAAAGACTACTTTAACCAAGGGATACAACGAGTTGCTAATACTCCTAAAGCTGAATTTTTTTTACCAACCTCTACAAAAGGACTTTTACCTCAATTAACTAAAGCACAACAATTTTTAGAAAGTCCTAGACCTATTAGAATTCCCGAAATTCCACAGGTATCACAACAATTACCTAAATATAAGCGTTATCCATTACAAGCTGCCCGTTTAGGAGGAAATTTAGGAATAGATATAACTAATATAATTGGTGGTGGAATTTTTAATCCGATGCTTGATATAAGTACAGGAATGGGACTTGCAACAAGAGGACAAAATATTCAATATGGGCAAGCTAAATCAGCACCTTTTAAATTTGGTTTAGGAGTAGCTTCTAGTTTTTCTCCTCAATTACAAAAAGATTTTGGCACACAAAAAGTAAATTTATCTGAATTAACTAAACAAGCTGCTAATACTTTACTTCCTATGGCTTATGTAGCAACAGGAGGAAAAACTAAAGGAATATTCGAAGCAGGTAAAATAGGAACAACAGCCTTGAAACCTACTTTTAAAGAAGTTGTAAAAACAGGTATTAAAAATATCCCTACGACAGCCAAACATTTTGCTACATTTGGTGGATTACATGGACTTGGTAATAAAGATGATCTTTCTTTAGAAGAAAGGATTAAAAGAGGGGCAGGGCAAGCGGTTTTATCTGCTGCTATTTCTCCAGTATTTTCAGTAGGTATGCCAGTTGCAGGATACGGAATCGGTAAAGCAGGAGAAGTAATTACTAAACGAGGTGTAGGTTTAGAACCAGGTTTTGCCAAAATACCAGGGGAAGAGAAACAAAAAGGATTTTTAAAAACAGTTCAAGAATCAGAAAAAACTGCTAAATTTATTAAAAAAGAAGTTGAAAGATTAAAACAAACTTATAAAGTAATACCTAATAAACAATCAATTGCAACCGCAGATAAAATAATTAAAGAAAATCCTGATTTTGCCAAAGAAAGAGTTTTATCAATAGAAGGTATTTCAGCGGAAAAAGGAGCATTAGCAGTTAGACTTGCTAAGCATTATGAAAAACAGAAGAACTCGGATGCGGCAATAGAAATAATTAATGCTTATGATAAACAATTAAGAGCATCAGGACAATTTATACAAGCTGCTTCTTTATGGAATAAATTATCTCCTGAATCGGTGGTAAGAGCAGCAAATAAAGTTGGTGAAAAAGTAGATAGACCTCTTGATAAACAAACTCAAAAGATAATTTTGGACAGAATGATTGCTATTCAAAAACTAACAGGTACTAAAAAAGAGGCAGAAACTTTAAAACTTCTCAATTATATAGCTGAAAAAATGCCTCTTAAACCCATTGAATTATTTGAAGCATATCGTTATCAAAATATGCTTTCAGGGCTTCAAACTCAAGAAAGAAATATATTCTTTAATATGGGTACTACTTTTATTGCAAGACCTTGGAATATAGCAACTGAAGCAACTTATGATTTTGTACGACATCCTTTAAATCCACTTGCACGGGAAGTTTCTTTTATGGATGTACCTCGATATTACAAAGGATTGACTCTTTCTATCCCTAATGCTTGGGTAGGCGCTAAAGAATCTTATAAGCAAGGATTGACTCCTGAAAGACTTGATATGTTAAGAGGCAGTAGTGCTATTGAATCTTTGAGGATGCGTAATGCCCCAAAAATATTAACAGTTGTGGGTAGATTTATGGAGGCTGCTGATAAATTCAATTCTACTTTAATTGCAAGTGGAGAAAAGACAAGACTTATGTCACATGGAATAGGTGAAGAAACTGCTAATAAAAAAGCAATAGCATTAGCACAGGAATTTTTGGCAAGACAAAAGTTAGGAGAAGCATCTAAAACTGATCCAGCTTTTGTAAGAGCTTTGGATGCACTAGGACAAGGAGCTTTAGGATTAAGACATTTATTAAAAGAAAAGGCACCACCAGTCGGGCATTTATATTCTTGGATGCTTCCATTTATTACTACTCCAATTAATATATCTAAACTTCAGGTAAAACATTCACCTTTAGGATTTATAGGTGGGAATTATAGTCGCCAGCAATTAGCTCAAGCTACAACGGGTTCGATTATAACTGGAATAGGAGCTTTACTTGCTATGCAGGGGAAAACTACTTGGCTTCCTCCAACCGATCGTAAAGAAAAAGAATTATTTTATGCAGAAGGGCATAAACCATATTCAGTAAATATTGCAGGTCGAGATATACCATTGATAACTTTTGGTATTTATGGATTAGCTTTAGCTATTCCTGCAGCAATTAAATATCGACAGGATCAATCACGTGAATCATTAACTGATAGTCAAATAATGAAATTAACAAAATCAGTTATGGATTTATCAAAATTTGTTTCTACTCAAACACCATTACGGAATGTCGGAGCTTTTTTTGAAATTTTAGATGGAGAGGTAGATCGAACCCTTATAGGACAAGTAGGATTTACTGCGACTCAAGCTATTCCACTTTCTGGATTTTTAAGATGGGTAAATCAAATAATTGATCCAGTTTATAGAAAAACAACAACTCTTGAAGAAAGTATCCTTAGTGGTATTCCTGGATTAAGTCAACAAGTACCTCCTCATCTTACTCCAACAGGAGAACCTTCAAAGCGTGAACTTATAAATGCTTTTCTACCTTATGCTACAGGTAAACCTACAGGAGAATATGAATCTTTATTACAACAAAGAACTAAGGAATTACAAGAAAATGCTGTTTCCAATAAACTTCAAAAAGACTTTGAGGAAGGAAAAATATCAGAAATAACCCCAGAAATTTCAAAGCGGTTATCTGATGTAAAGAAAAAAGAAATTCAAGCAGAATTTGTTAAACTTCAAGTAAAACAGACTGGAGAATCTCAAGAATTTAATGGCAGAATTTATTATTATGACCAAGAAACAGATAAAGTTGAATCATATAGTATTGTTAAACAAGAATATGATAATTTTAAAGCACAATATGATCTTACAGCACAACGACTTAAAGAAATAGATGATTATGAAGAATGGGTTAATGTTACTCAACAATATGTTGATTATTTAAAAGAATATAAAAAGACTTTAACCAGCCCTACAGAAACAGATGATGTAATAAGAATCCAAAATACAATTGAAGATAAAGAAGTGGAGATTGCTAAATATAAAGGTTATGGTGGATTTAAAAGGGGTAGAAAACCTAAGAAAATCTCCATCAAATCAACTAAAGTGCCAACAACTAAAATATCTTTTAAACTTTCTAAACCGCCAAAGCCAACAAAAGCTAAAATTATTAAAACACCAACCGCTACTTATAAAGTCGCCAAAATACCTAAGTTTAGGTTAAAACCATATCGTAACACTTTTACTAGTAGTAGAAACGTGTTATTATAAGAAAGCCAATACTTATAGGAGTGTTAAGCAAGGCATCATGAATGTGATGTCTTTTTTGATAAATAAATGGTAACTCAAAATACAGCACAACAATCTCTTAATATTTTAGCAGGTTATAGTGATATAACGACTGGTTTATCTGAACAAGGAGTGATAAATAAATATAAAACAGAACACATAACTTCTAAAACTCCTCAAAATTGGGGGAATCAAATACAAAGTAGTTCAAGCAAAATTGATCTTTCTTTTCAAGAATATCTATATATAAAATTAAAAGCAGCATTACCAACAATTATTACTGATGTAAAAACAGCTTATTCTGAACAAGATTTATTAAATATTGCAATTGATAATTCAGTAACAATGGCAACTTTATTTCCGTAATATGGCAAAAGTAATTTCTACGCTTGATAATGCAATCGAATATCTTAATAATTTGTATGAGGCGGATTCAACAGTTCCTACTTCTACAGAAGAAGACTATATAGTTTGGACTTCCCTTTTTAATACAGCTGTTAATCTTTGGGAAAATGAGGAAGGAATCCTTTGGAGGGAATTATTTGTAAAATTGGCAAATGCGGCAGATGGAGATAAAACAGTTACAGCGGGTGATTATTCTTATGCAGTACCTACAGATTTTAGATTTCCAGCTTCAGGTTATGTTTGGTTAGGCACAGCCCCTAATGCAACAGCTTATAGAGTAATTAAACAGGAAGAAGTCCAATTATTTGAAAATAATACAGAAAAATGGTGTTACTTTTTAATGGATACCACTCCGACTTTAGAATTTAATCCACAAATTAATTTAACAACAGGAGATACTATTTCTTATATGTATTATAAAAATGCTACAGCATTAACAACAGGAGCAAGTACTTTTGAAATGAGTGATCCTATGTTTGCGGTTTATTATGCGTTAGCAGAACTTAAAAAGGAGGAGGGAGATCCGACAGCACAAGCTATTGCAACACAGAAATTGGAAGCTATGAAAACAAGAAATATTATGCCAGCCCATTTTCAAGCTAATAAATTAGAGAATTATCTTGAAAGTGGATTTGGAACATGAAATTTCCCAAGACCCAAAGTACGGCTAAGGAACTTCTTTTAACAATTGATGATTTTAGTGGTGGTACTAATACTTTAATTGACCAATCAAGGCTTCCTCCTAAATTTGCTAATCAAAGTAATAATTTAATGCAGGTTTCCAATGGACTTTGGAAAACCAGATGGGGTTCACAATATTTTGGTACTGATTTGGGAACAAGTTGTGATGGTGCTGCGGAATATGTTAAAAGTAATGGAACTACCGAACTTATAGTAATAGCAAATGGAGTAGTTTATAAATCAACGGATGGTGGTAGCTGGTCTAGTATATCAGGAGCTACTTTTACAGCAGGAGTTCAATGCTATTTTATGCAGATGGGTGGTTATGATCCGAATGATAATACTTTCCATAACTATCTTTATATTTCTAATGGAACTGATGCTTTAGCAAGATATGATGGTTCGACTTTGGCAACTTACAATTCTTTATCCGCACCAGCTACTTTAACAGCTTCTCTGACGGCATCAGGACTTACGTCAGGGGCTTATACCTATTATGCTCAAGTAACAGCCATAAATACTATTGGGGAAACTGTCGGTTGTTCAGAGACTTCTATAACGGTTAATAAAGAACGTAGCACATGGAATCTTGAAACAGACAAAACTACTTGGGATGATGAAATAACTTGGACTTGGGCTGCTGTAGCTTCTGCTACAAGATACCAAGTTTATTTATCTGATGCTACAGGTTATGAGGCATTAGTAGCGACAACCGATACTACCAGTTGGAAAGATAATGGTAGTTTACCTATTAATCCTTATGTACAAGTTCCCTTAGATAACACAACAACAGGACCAAAAGCCAAATCTATGGCTTTATCCAATAACCGTATCTGGATGACTAATAATCCTGATGATATATATAAAGTTTATTTCTCTGGTACAGGAAGAAATATTGGAGCATTTAGTGATTTTTACGGTGGTGGATGGATAGCACTTGAAAAAGGAGGTCGTGAATTACCAATTGCCGTTAAACATTATCAAACAGGTTCAGGGCAAGGCAGAGCTACCGTTTTATGTAAAACTCCTGATGGTAAAGGAGCAGTTTGGCAAATAGAAATAATTACTGCGACAGTAGGAGATGTTACGTTTTCCGTACCTTCTGCTGCTAAGGTTGTCGGTTCTTTTGGAACAGAGGCTCTTTTGGGAGTGGTGGGAACAGATAATGATATAGCTTTTCCTAATAGCAAAGGTTGGTTTAATTTAGGACAGGAAAGAGGCTATTATAATATTTTGAGGACAAGTGAAAGATCAAGTAATATTCGTCCTTACTGGCGTTCTTTGATCAGTAATAAAATTTCAGGTATTTGTGCTTATTATTATGATGCTAAAATATTTATTTCAGTTCCTACGATAACTACAGGTAATGATAAAATCATTATTTACGATACAGAGCGGGGTAATTGGGCAGTAGATTGGTCAATTGGAGCAAAACAATTTCTTGAATATACCGACACAGGCGGTAATTCGCATTTCCTTTATGTTCCAACTTCAGGGACACAGTTAATTGAATTATCAGAAAATTATATGAATGATTTAGGTGTTAAATTTAATCAATCATATATTTCTCCACTTTTGCCTGTTTCTAAAAAGATGACGGACATTTTTAATCTAAAAGAAGCAATAGTTGAACTTGCTAATCCTAGAGGAGCAGTTACTTTTACAATTTTAGGAGTCGGTAAGGATAGTTCTTTTACAACTATTGCGACAGCAACAATTACTAACTTCGGAGCAGATACGGGAGTAGGTAGTGATTTAGCAGGAGACTTTTTTGCAACTTCAACTAACGATAATTCTTCAGGCGGTGCAGGGGCGTGGGCAATATCTTTTACAGCAGTTCCATCAGTTTATACCCAATCACTTACTAAGAAAGCTCTTAAAAAAAGGAAGAAGATATATGCTATCCAATTCCAAGTAGCCTCTACAACAGCAAGTACGGACTTTACAATTAATAAATTACAAGCGAAAGGAAGGCTCATTGCTAGGCGAGTTCCTAGTAATTGGGCAAATTGATTGGAGGTGATATAAATGGCAGCAGCAAATACAGACAAATTTAAAGATTTATCACGCCGTTGGGTAGGTCAAATTGGTGCAGGTGGTGTAGCTGATGAATCCACAACAACAGTACCTTTAGCTTCAGCGACTAATTTATCAACGGATACGGCAGTAGTAGTAGTAATTGATAGGGTTGACGCAAACGGTACGGCAACACCTACTTTGGAAGAAACTATTATTGGAGTCGTGTCGGGTTCTAATTTAGTTAGTTGTGTAAGAGGAGCAGAAGGTACGGCACAAGCTCATGCGGCAGGAGCAGTTGTAGAGGTTTTAGTTACAGCTAAGGGTTGGAATGATTTAATTGATGGGCTTTTAGTCCAACATAATCAATTGGGTTTACATACCAATATTTCAGCAAGTAATATTAATGCTTCAGGCACGATTTCAAATCAAATAACCAATGCAGACTTGGTTTTAGCTGGGAACGGTACGGGAAAAGTTAAGGAAAACGCCCGATACGGTGTACTTTCATCGGATACCATTGCTTCAAGCCAAGTTATTCTGAATATGGCAACAGCCAATAATCATGCGGTTGTCTTAACCAGCGTATCAACAACTTCAATTATTGTTTCAAACGTAACTGTTAATCAGGTGTTTACGGTAAGATTATTACAAGACGCAGGGGGAACTAATTTGGTTAGTTGGTTTTCAACAATTAAATGGACATCTGCAACTGTACCTACGCTTACAACTACAGCAGCTCGGGCTGATTGGTTCGGCTTCATTTGTACAAGCGCATCTAATTATGATGGTTTTACAATAGGAAGTGGTTTAGGTTAATATGCGAGATTCAAAAGTAGGAGCAAATATATAAATGGCAGTATCACTTTTTTATCCAAGTGCTTCGGCAATTGATGGAACAACAACACATGAAGCATCGGCGCCTGGGGCTTCCATTGCAACATTACGAGCTGGTGCTGGAAATACAACACCTGACCTAACTATTCTTGCTGCAGCCTTGTTTGCTGGTCAAAGTGGAGCTGGTTATTCTAATTTTAGATATTTTACAAGACCAATTGTCCTTTTTGATACTTCTACACTTGGGAGTGGGGCAGTTATATCCGCTGTCACTTTTGAACTTTATATGACTGAAGTCAGTAATAATAGTTGGGGCAATGGTGCGGTAGCTCTTGTTTCTTCCACTCCTGCTTCCGATACTACTCTCGCAAATGGAGATTATGCTCAAGTTGGATCAGTGAGACTTGCTACTGATTTAACAATCGCCGGATTGACTAACAATGCTTATAATACTTGGACTCTGAACACCGCTGGGATTGCCAATGTCAATAAGACTGGAATTAGTAAGTTTGCATTAAGAATGGCTTATGATTTTGATAACGTTGATCCAGGTTGGACAGATAATTATTTAAGTAGATTTATTGCTAATTCTCAACAAGGTGCGAATAAACCAAAATTAACAGTTACTTATTCAACAGCGGGTGGTGGATTTTTCTTACTATCAAGTTAAACTATGATAAAAAATAACAATACACTTTCTTGGCGAGTAACTCAATTAGAGAATAGTTTTAAAGAATTAGATCGTAAATTGAGTCATATTCTGGAAAATGAACTTCCTCATATTCACGAACAACTTATTCAATTAAAGGCTTTAACTATCTTAAATATCGGGGTTTTGCTATTGGTTGGTACATTACTTTATCTTCTTAGACTTAATTAATAAGCATGACAGAACACAATAACTTTGGCAGAACACCCGAGATACGAAATCTGCATGAACGGGCAGCAGAAATATTTACCCAGTTTTTAACCACCTGTGATTACACCCCTTTCCATCGCCCTTATGCGGTAACTAAAATAGTAAGGGAAGACGGTAAACCTGCCAGTATTGTATTTTCCATAGATTTAACTGCCGAATTACATGGAGAGAAAACCTGACAGACCTTTTAAACGAAAAGATGGCATACAAGGACATATCGTTAATATTGACGGGGTTGATCGGGCTTTTATTGCTTTATCTGGTAATTTCAACTTTATAAGAAAAACGCCCGACATGGAAGCTGACGAAAAGTTACAGAGAATATATAAAGAATGGAGGGAGGTGGGATAATGGATTTAATATCAATTTTAATTGCAGGTCTTGTTTGTATCGTTCTTTATCTTGTTGCTAAGTGGGGTTTACCAAAATTAAAGGTTAATATTGACGATACGATTTTATTGGTTTGTGCAATTATTCTTTTTATTCTTATCGTAGTTGGTAGAGTAAAATTACCTTTTTAAAGAGATAGAATACGACTAAATATAGATAAGAATTATGTTATCTATGGATAGTAGTATAAAACATAGATAAATGAAGGAACGGGCTGATGTTTTTATCCATAATGTTAAAAAGAATACCTTTATCAGAGGTTTTATTAGTTTTGAAGACGGTAAAGGAGAACTTAATATTGATTTAGACTACCACCCTTATTTAAAAAACGGTACTATTTGTTTTGACCAAGTGTTACAATTATGGTGTAAAGGAGAAGGTTATGAAGGAACGGGGTAGAATACTTGAACCTGTTGAAAGAAAAGCTGAAGTATTTATAACCGAGTTTAAAAGCGGTACTATGGAGATGGATGGTTTTAATACTATGCCTTTTAAGATGAAACTTTGGTTACTTGATTTAATTATTAAAGATGTAAAGAAAAAGCTACATGAACCGTAAATGATAGAACTATTATCAAAAGATCAAATAAAAGACCTTGAAAAACAATGGAAGCTATGGTGGTTAAATCTATCGTTTAATACTCGTTCTCGCATTTATCATTTAATAAATCCTTACTTCCAAAAAGAATGTAAACACAAGTTTATTAAAGAAAAAGATCCATTTATTATAAAACCAGTTATTTACCGAAAACGCTGTAAAATTTGTGATTTAATAGAAATACTTAAATGAATAGAAAAGAAGTTTGGTATCAGCACCCGCCTGTTGATATATCAATTATTCCTAATAACGAAAGAACGCCTGACGGCCATAAATTACTTTGTGAAATCAGGGAATTGGCAAAAGTTAATAAAGAGATTAGAATAAGGAAAAGGCCGAAACGATGACTGTCCTCTCACAAAGAGATAATCGCTGGAAAGACATACCCTTAGGATTTTCTACTAATACTTCAATCGGAAGTCATGGTTGTACTGTAACGTGCCTAAGTATGCTTGCAGGAGTTACTCCTGATATTGTTAATTCCCGATTGAAACAAGTAAATGGTTTTGCTAATGGCAATTTGGTTATTTGGGCGAAAGTTCCAGAAGCATTACCTAATTTAGAATTTGTTAAAAGAGTCTATTCTTACAATAATACGGAAGTTTCTGCCAACCTGCCTTGTATTGTTGAAGTTGATTATGACGGGACTCCTGCGACTAATGATCGGCATTGGGTGGTATATAAGGGCAATCAGAAGCTAAACGACCCTTGGACGGGCACTGAGCGTCCCACAAGTGTATATCCACTAATACATGGGTATGCAATTTTTAAGGTTAAAGATGTACCGATAGGTGATAATGTTGCAGTTCCCAAAGATACATTTGAGAACATGAGGCGAAAGTGTGACGGTTATGATTATTACTGCGATAGAATTGGACTTGACAAAGAGCAGAGCGATGGCGTTAAAATGTATGCTGTAGTTGAAAACCTTACAAGCCAGCTTGAAGATTGCCGACATTCCTCCGCTTCCCAGAAAAACGAATTGGAAGCTAAGGTATCAGAACTTACGCAAAAAAACACACACCTCGAATCCCAATTACAATCTTGTCTTCCTCCTTACCCTAGTAATATTAATGTCAGTTATGGAAATGACTCTGATACTGTCGCCGTGGACAACTCTGGCGGACAAACTAATGGTCAACCTGATACTTCTGGCGGTGATTTCTATTTACCTATTCCGCAAGCGGTTAAAAAGTTTTGGGATGTGTTTATAAGGTGGTTTAGAAAATGAAACGTCTACCAATGTCTTATTTTGAAACAGGTCGTTATTCTACATGTGTCTATGTGATTAAAGCAGATAGATTTTATAAAATAGGTTTTTCAATTGATGTTAACAAAAGAATACATGCAATCCAAAATGGGTCTCCCTTTAAATGTGAAATATTATTTGCTATAGAATTCGCTAATACAGCTCCTACAGAAGAACTTAGTCTGCATAAAAAATATGCTTCTAAAAGAACTTATGGAGAATGGTTTGAACTTAATAACCAAGATTTAATAGATATTAAAAATTACTTAGAAGAAAAATCAAAAAATGAAAATGATTAATATTTTTACTGAGAAACCATTGTTGGATTACATGGAAAATTGGAGGTGAGAGATTAAATGACTATTAAAGGATTCCGTACCTACATTGCAATTATTTTGACAGCTTTAGTAACTGGGCTTAACCAGCTTGGTATTCTACCGGATACTTTTTTTCAACCCGTTGTAGCGGTTTTGATACTGGCTGGATTATATTTTAGAAAAGAAGCAAATAAGTAGCTTGTGTTTCACGACACAGGTGGTCTAAAGCGTCTTTACTTGTCGAAACGGCTAAAAGGCAGGAGAATACAGTATTTTACTTTATCTGTCCGCTTTTAGTACAACGCAGGCTGAAGATGCTTTTTAAAAACAATCGGCAGGTAGCCTGCTGACCCGCCGATTATCACGATCTATCTGCCCTAGAAGATGATAAAATAATTATATCAAAAGAAAGGAGGATGTTGCAAATGCGTGATGACGAAGAAAAAGTTGAAGAAGAAAAGGAAGAAGTTGCTGAGGAAGAGGCAACGGAATAGTCCTTTCGTAAGAACCCCGTTTTGAAGTTTACGGGGTTCTTTTTAAAACTGGTCTATACATTGTTCAACTGCTACATCAAAAGCTGCTTCGGTAGCAGGTGACATATTATTCCCTTTTCCATACTCTACCCCCATTTCTGCTATTTCCGTTATTGTAAATTTAGTTCTTAGTTCATCCCAAGCACAACTACAATAACTGGTATTGCCACCTTCAGTTAAACATCCATCAACAAAATACTTTTTAAAGGTACTTTCATATGCAGGATCTTGGTACATTGGAAGTGGTGATGTAGAAACAGGTGTAACAGGTGCAGGATCAGGTTTATTAGTAAGCCAGGCAACTACGACAATTACAACTATAATTGCTATTAACCATTTAAGGGATTCTTTTAATTTAATATCTATGTGCATTTAATCACCTCCTCCTTTCTTCATCTCTTTCCCTTCACCTTCCGTTTGGGGGTAGGCTCAAATTTTTCTTTTAATCTTTGATATTCAGATTTTTCGTATTCTTTCTTAGTTTCTTCTTCAGCCCTAAAAATTCTTTTATTTTCTTTGTCCTCCCAGTCGTCTAGTGGTAAAACATCATTTTCTTCTACAATATAGCCCTCATCAGCCCTCCATCCCTCTTTTTCTATCCGTCTTATGAACCAATATTCTGCCTCTTTAAGTGCTTCTTTATCACTTAACCCACCATATACACGCACTTCACCAACTGAATATTCACCTTCTTTGATTAAAATTACTTTCTTCATTTCTTTTTCTTTGGCTTTGTATATCCTCGCTTGTTATGTTTCTTTTCTGGATGCCGCCTTGCCTTCTGGTTAGTTAAAGGCTGATCTATTAGCGGTATCCACTTCTTTTCTTCTGTCATTCTAATTCCTTAATTTCGATGTCTAGGTAGGCTAAAATTTCTCGTCTACCAGTTTTGCCTGATTCTGTATCTACCCATTTCCTTACTTCCCGTAATTTATCGGCTAAGAGTTTGTTTTGGAGAGTGAGGAGTTGGTCAACAAACAAATGTCGATCTTGATTTAATTGCTCGATTCTTCTTGGAGGCTCAGTTTCTATCAAAAAAGAATCCATTAACTTGTACATTTCCTCTATCTCCTTTGCTTTATCTTTCATCTATCTAATGGTTTTTGGGTTTATTTCTGCTTCTCTAAGGTTTTAATTTCTATTAAATCTCCTTCAAATCCATTCCCGCCTGTTTTGCTATCTAACGCTTGTGCTACCAAAGGTGTCAGGTCTGCAATTCTGTTGAGTGAATTGAATCCTCCGGTATCCGTAACAGTTGCCCCTATTGAATGTTGATTTCTAGTGTTTAATAATGTCACTTTTGTCCCTAAAGGGAAATGATTACAGGCTATTGTGTAGCGGTCATTTCTCAATTCTTCCCCGTTCGCCATGATAAAATATAATTCGCCAGTCCCATTACGGTAGAAAGGCTTGCAACCAAGACACGCACCCCATTTTGCAGAATAGTGCGAAACATAGCCCTTGATTGACTTACTCGCTTTCCAGACACCTTTTTGTTCCTGCTGGGCGTTTGTGCCGTCATTGATGGATGCTCCTTTTGAGGGCTTCGTACTGAGGGGATCATCTTCCTCCTGTTGTATTTCTTCGGTTTTTGCGACATACGGCTGTTGATATGTTACTTGGTGCGATATAACCTTGGCACAAAAGAAAAAGCAAAATATCTGGTCGATCATATTTTTGTATTAGGGCTTCCCACTTTCTTCAAATATATCTTTGTTTGTTTTATAAATCATTTCTGCGTGTCTTAGTGTCCGACTATCCACTTTTCCTTCAACTAAGGCTTTAGCCATTCTCCAAGCCATCATATAAGAATATTGAGCTTCTTCAAGTGCAGTTCTTGCCATCATTGCTTCCATTGCAGTTATATGTTCGTGTTTCTTTGTCTTTTTCATAAACTCCTAAATGCTTTGGCTATGTCGAACTCGTAATTGCCTTAATTAAAAAGTAATCACCCCTTTCGGGAACTAGCCAAAGCGTTTAACTGCCTATTTCCTTTTTTAGTGTCATTGTTTATTGGTTAGGAGTAAAGTCATCCAACTTTGAGCAACATTGTGCGTATACTATAAGACTTTTGTGCCTAAAATTTTTAAGACCCATTTGACACCCAAAATTTTTTGTGTTATACTATAGGTGTAAATATGAAATATAAAAACTGCACTTGGTGTGATAAATCTCTTAAGATTCTGAAAACCTTTAAGAGTGCTAACGGGTCGGGCGACAGTTATGGACTTGAAAAACATAATTGTCCTAAAAGTCCGTTTACCAAAGAAACCCAAAAGAATATGAACATCCTCGCTACGTTTTTTAGTTAACTTCATTTTTGGTTTAGGGATAGAAAAGAAACCCTTTTTACTTTCCCAAGATTTAGTTGATATAACTTTAGCCTTACCATCTTTTAATCGGGTTATACCTGTAAATTTAAGTTTCTTCTTCATTTTCTACTTCTAACTGATCATTTCCTTTTCCTGTCTAAAATCTTAGCTATGCAGAAGCCTGCCAAGAATATCGTAATTACCATCGAAAGATAGCCGTAGATTAAGGCGAACTTATTTAGGTTTGAAAGATCAACTACCTGTAGAACGGTTGACGTTGTTGAATCCATGCTAATCACCTGCCTTTCTTTTTCCCTATCAAATACCCGATAACTATAAATATTTCAATTAAGAATAAAACGCCAAATGCCATTAAGATCAATTGGGTAGTGTGAGGAATACTGACGATATTCTGTCTTACAATTTCTACGCTTTGTGTTGCTTCCATGTTCACCTCCTTAAAATACCCAGTATATAAACGCAAAAATTAGTCTTGTCATAATAAAAGCTATTAGAATTACGGCCAGTATCCAGAAAAATGAGCCTATTGAATTATTCATTCTTTTTTATCCACGCCATTACCGCCTCTAAATCATATCTTACAAGCCTGTTTTTACCTTTGCCTCTGCCTATCCTCATTGAAGGCATTCCTTGCTTCTCGTATCTGATAATGCTTGCTTCAGACACG